CTTGTAATCCCGTAGCCATATATTTGTCAGGATAATTAACTCTATAAAAATAATTTGAGTTTTTTGAACTCAACATTCCTCCTCCAGCACTAACAGATTCTCCAGAAATGTATTTCATCCAAATTTCAAAATATCTAATGGGCATATAATTATCAGCATTAACATAGAATGTTAAGTCAATACGATCATCATAAACTCTTCTATATGCATGTTTTTCTGTTACACCATGAAAATTATCATTAATCTCAAAGGTTGCTAAATTAGACCCAGGAAGAGTTGCCTCTGAGCACATTAAATTTAATTGTTCTTGCAATCCTGTATATGGAGGCAACCCATTTGCAGTAAAATAGTTATCGGTTAAACCAGGAGGTCTTGGAATAGTAACCTCAAAGTGAGAGGTAAGCGCAGGATGAAGCAAACTAGATTTAATTTTTGCTACGTTTCTTACGGTAGGCATTTATAAATACTTTTTGATCTTTATATATTATGTAGTAAGGATAATGGGAGAAAATAAAAGAATAATCACATACAAATTTGATACGACAAAGTTATGTGAAGAATTTAATGTCGATGGTGCTCAAATAATAGAAGAAACCTTTGAAGGTACTAGAAGTGGATATCATTTTCCCGGAATGTTAGGAATGAAACATTCTGAAGAAACAAAAAAGAAAATGAGGGAAATTGCAAAAGGAAGAAATATGAGAAAAGCAATTGAAGCATCTTCTAAAAAAAGAAAAGGAAAACCTGCACTTAATAAAGGATGCGAATATCCTCAATTTCAAAAAAGTGGAAAAATAATTTCAAAAGAAGGTAAAATAGTTGAGTTTGATTGTATATCACATATAAGCAGAGAATTAAATTTAGATCCATCACATTTGGGGCAAGTTCTATCTGGAAAAAGAAAATCTCATAAAGGTTGGAAAAATGCCGCGTGATTCAAAGTATCATCAAGGATATTTTCATCCAAGAAATCCAGAAAAGTATATGGGAAACTATCAAAATATAGTGTATAGAAGTAGTTGGGAACTTAAATTTATGCAGTGGTGTGATAGGTCTCCCAATATATTAAAATATGGATCAGAGGAATTTTGTGTTCCTTATTATAATCCAGTGAAACAAAAAATTTGTAGGTACTTTCCTGACTTTATTATTGAAGTGTTAGAAAGCAATGGAAAAACACAAAAATATGTAATAGAAATAAAACCAAAAAAACAAACTGTTCCACCAGTAAAAGGAAATAAACAAACAAAGACTTTTATTCACGAGGTTAATACTTATGCAGTAAACCAAGCAAAATGGGTTGCAATTCAAGAATGGTGTGCGGATAGAATGTTAGAGTTTAAGGTCATCACAGAAAATGATTTGGGTATTAAGTAATGGCAGAAGGTTTTGGTCAGTATGTTGGTGTACCTCCAAGAATGAGAGAGTTGCGTAAAAAAATTGAGGAAACTGGAACAAGAGATCCAGAGGACTTAATGCTTCTTATTATGGAGGTATTAAAAGAAGAAGTATTATATCCAGAACCAGGAAAGTTTTATACATTCATTTATAATGCAAAGACACCAAATATTGAGTATGACCAGCACCCATTAATTGCTTGCACCTCATTAGAGAAGTGGGGATTTAAAGCAATCAATTTTCATTGGAGACAAGGAAGACAATATACCTGGGAAGAGGTTGCAGGAAAACTTCACGTTATAAAGTATGATGAGTTGGATGAGATGCTTTCTATACCTTATGCAAAGTTACGTCTAAATAAATAAAAACCTTATGTCTATGTTTAGAAGAAAGCAGACATATACTTTAAGCACCTTCATGAGTGTGGAGGTATTTTAATGGCAACTCCAACAACTTATGGATCTAGAGACAAAAATGCATTTCAAGTGCCAAAGGAATATGAAATAAATGGGGTGAAGACTCAAAGTAATAATGGAAATGCAAGATATTATCTATTAGTAGATTCAGTAGGAGATACAACAATAAAAACTGCAGATGGCAAACTTCCCAGTTCTGCTGGAGGAAATACTGGTATGGATAGGGTAGTTGGAACTATTCCTAAAGATGGAGTATTTAAACCAGTATTGGGATCAACTACTTCACAAGAGACGCAATATTTTAATAGTGCCATAGGACAAAAAAATGTAAAAAATCATGCGGTTATTACAGCACAAAACGCAGGTGCTCAAAACGCACATCAATTAATTTTTCCAAATTCAGCAACACCGGGTGCTGGGCAAGGACAAAATGCTCCAATTCCTGGAGTTGATGGATCTACATCTGGTGAATCTGGTGGAGTATCGGACGCAGAATTTAAAGCAGGTATATCAGGTAGTGCTAACACAAGAAATCAGTTTCCAACTCTAAAATATCCCGAAACATTGGATGCAGGAAAACAAGATGTGATTAAATTTAGTATGTTAAAATATTCTCCAAAAGCATTTCAAACGACTAAAGATAATTTAGGTGGTTTTGCAGATAGACCTTCAATAGGAAAAGATAGAAATGCAATAGGAGTTGTCACTCTCCCTATTCCCAATGGAATATCTGATTCAAACACATTAAATTGGGGGGATTCTACTATGAATGCAGCAGAGGCAGCTGCAGCAAATCTTGCATTATCTGGTATTAAAGGCGGCGGCCAGGGGCTCACAGATGCTGCGGGAAAAATAGGGGAGGGACTTACACAAAACTCCGGAGAAGTTGCTAGTGGAATGCCAGCTTTGTTTGCAGGGCTAGCAGTTAACGGAAATGCAGCTTCAATTCTACAAAGAACAGAAGGTGCAGTTATAAATCCAAATTTAGAACTCTTATTTAATGCACCAACATTAAGACCTTTTAATTTCACTTTTAAATTAGCATCAAGAAGTGAAACAGAATCTAAAATAATTCGTTCAATTATTCGATTCTTTAAACAAGGATCGGCTGCTCAAAAATCAGAATCAAATTTATTTCTAAAAGCACCTCATACATTTCAGATTCAATATCTTCATAGAGGTGAAGAACACAAGTTCTTAAATAAATTTAAAGAATGTGCATTACAATCCTTTAGTGTAAGTTATACTCCAGAAGGTCAGTATGCAACCTTCACTGATGGCGCAATGGTTTCTTATCAGATTACGATGCAATTTCAAGAACTTGAACCAATCTTTAATGAAGATTATACAAATGATGGAACAAATCCATCACCAGATATAGGTTTCTAAAATGTCTTCATATTTCCAAAGAGTTCCAGATTTAAATTACGTAAGCAGACTTCCTGATGCTAAAATAGGAGACTATATTCGTGTAAAGAATTTATTTAAGAAAGGAAAACTGAGAGAAGACATCTTTCAGAATCTTGCATTCTTTGAAAAGTATAAAATCGTTGGAGATGATCGTCCTGATAATGTTGCATTTGAAGTTTATGATGATGCATCCTTGGACTGGATTGTTCTTCTGTCTAATAATGTCTTAAATGTTCAAACAGAGTGGCCATTACCTCAAACTGATTTTGATAGGTTTGTATTAGATAAGTATGGTGATTATGATACTCTTTATAATGGTATTCATCACTATGAAACACAAGAGGTTAAGAATAGTCAAGGAGTCACAATAGTTCCTGCAGGACTTCAAGTAGATGCTTCTTATTCTGTGAGTTATTATGATTTCTTTATAGAACAACAGATTACTACCGGAAATATTTCAATTCCAGTAACAAACTATGAGTATGAAGAGAAAGTAGAAAATGATAAGAGAAATATTTACTTACTTAAACCAAGATTTTTAAATATTGTTCTTGATGATATGGATGATATTATGCAATATAAAAAAGGATCCACTCAGTTTGTGAATGAATCCTTGAAAACCGGAGATAATATCAGACTTTATAGTTGATTATTCTGCCAAGCGGGAGAAATATGCAAGAGCATCGTCCTCATCTTCATCAACAGCACTAGTGACTGTAGGAAGAGTAGGAGACTTGGAACGAGCATAAGACTGCTCAAGTTCTTCTAGAACTTTAGTCTCACTATTTACTGGTTGATTGTAAGATTCGTATTGATCTTCTTGTTCTACAACAGCACGAGACTGAGTAGGAGAAGAACTTGGACTCAAACCAAGAACCATATTCATACGACGTTCAAGTTCCTCATAGGTCTTGAACTGATCTGGTGCAGTGATTGCATTCAGTGAATATTCTTTCTTCCAGATTGCTTCCATAGCATCATCATCGTCCAGCAAAGGACTTATACGATCAAACTCTGACTTATCATAGTTCCAGTAACCATCTTTCTTTACAATCTTCAGTTTGAAGTTTGCACCCTGCCAAAAATCAAAGGGATTGATTGGGGATTCATCTTCAAACTCAGGTTGCATTGCTTCCATAATCTTATCAAAGATTTTCTTACCATACTTAAACAGGAAGACTTTACCCTCATTTGAAGGGTTTGTAGGATCTTTTACAACGTAGATGTTGGAATAATAATTCAGTTTACGTTTTTGTTTACGAACAATTTCTTTATTTGTTTCGGATCCAGTATTCCATAGTTCACGATTATATTCACCAAGTGGATCTTTACCACCAATAGTAGTCAAAGAATTTTCAATATACCAAGATCCGCTAAGACCTTGGAAGGCATGTGAGTACATCTTTGCCCAAGGAAGTTCTTCTCCATCAGGAGCAGGAAGGAAACGAAGAACTGCTGAACCTACTCCGGTTTTATCCATTTCGGCTCGCCAGAGACGC